AGAGTCCAAGTTCTTCTATCTCCATCATTGCCTGAAGCTGGTCTATATAAATATTCTGTATTTGTATCTTCAAGTTTTACAGAATAATCAACATCGTACCCTGTAGATATACTTCCTCTGTTTGCGTTTCGTTCTAAAAAAGCCATTATGTTTGTGCTAAGTTTTGTACGCGTCCGATTTCTTGCCAGACGCTTCCGTTATATCTAAATGTGAATATATCAGTTTTATTTGCTGTCGCAGTTACAGTTGGTGCTGTACTTGCCGCAAATTCAAAGACTGTATTCCACGCTATTGTTCTTGCAGTTCCGCCCTGTGCTATTTCAACAGATATAACTGCTCCTTCTACTGCATTACTTGGTGCAGAGAATGTTGTATTTTCAGTAGTTAAGTGGAAAGCATTAGCGGCTGCTTTTGCGTCCCAAGCTACTGCATTTGAACTTGATGTAAGAGCTGTTTGCTTTATACGAGCTGACCCTGAATCTATAATTACAGCGTCTGCTCCTGCTACGACAAAAGTATGAGAATCACCAGAAACAACACCATAATTTAAACCACCACTATGTGCTGTAATAAACTGTT